TCGAATATGACCTTGGCAGAGCGGCGTGAAATCTTCATGCTTGCAAAGCAAAAAGGTGACGAGACTATCCTTGACCTAGAGGCTATGGCGATCACTCTGATCGTTCGCGCTAGGGATAAGGAAGGCAAGCGACTCTTTGCCAAGGCAGAGCGTATAGAGTTAATGAACGAATACGATCCAGAGACTATTACCGAAATCGTATCGACGATGAACTCTGGTATACCAACTGTTGAGGATGCAGAAAAAAACTGATCAAGGACGGGCATCTACGGGCGATATACGCTCTCGCGCTACGGTTGCACGTTCTACCAGATCAGATTTTTCAGATGACAGAGAGCGACTTTTATCACCTTCTTGCTGCTTGTAAATTAGAAGCAGAAGATCAGGAGCGAGCATGGCGCAAGCACAAGTAATTATTAGTGCAGTTGATCGCACTCAAGTTGCAATCAATTCCGCTTTGCGTGGCATGAGATCCATTGATAGAACGGCAAAAACAATTACAAGATCAATGAATCTTGCTTTTGCTGTTTTGAGCGGAACAGCCTTTACTGCATCATTTAATAAAATAGCAGAAGCAACTGCAAAAACATCAAAAGGTGCAGAGCAGTTTACTGGAGAATTGCAGCGCATGAAAACTGGATTTGCGGCATTAACGGCTGCAAAGTCTGGTGTTCCTGCTGCTACAGATGCAATGGTTAAACTAAATGAAACATTACGCGATCCTCAACTTATTGCTGCTGCTGATGCTATTACATCTGCACTTCTTATCGGATTCACCAAAGCAGCAAATAAAGTTTTAGAACTTGGCAAAAACATTAGACAAGCATTAGTTGTTACAGGTGCGGCTACGGCAGTTACTCCAGAAGAAAAAATATCTGTTTTAGAAGAAGAATTAAGAGGATTAATTGGTGGTGGCGGTATATCTATGGGGATGCGTAATGCAAGGTTAGGAGAATTAACTGAAGCAGAAAAAAAGCGAGTAAAAGAAATTAGAGATCAAATAAACGCCTTACAACTTGATAGATTGACTGAAGTTCAAATTGAATCTCGTAAAGTTCAAACCCCCGGAACTGATTTGAATGCTTACTTTAACAAAGTATTGCCAGAAATAATAATTCAATCTAGTAAGAAAACAGCAACTGCGATGGAGAAGTTATATAGCGATTTGAGATCAAAAATTATGACCGCTTCTGAAAAAGAAGCACAAGAATATGCAGAATTTGAGGCTGCTCTGTTAGGTCTTGAATATGATCCTGCTGAAGTGGAGCGGAGACTCGCCGAAAGATTCTTAACTGGAGTAGAAGTAACTGGGAAAAAAGTAAAAGAAGTTGAAACAGTTATGACTCAGTTCGCTGCAACCGCAGCACAAAATATGCAAAATGCTTTTGCTCAATTTCTTTTCGATCCGTTTGAAGATGGATTAAAGGGAATGCTTGCTAATTTCGTAAATATGCTTCGGCAGATGGTTGCTCAGATTATCGCGCAACAAATCCTGCTCGTTTTCTTCCGATGGCTTGGTGGCAGCGACATATCATGGCTGGCTAACTTTTCAAAAGCCGCAGCCGGTTCGATAGAAAACAAGGCTATTGGTGGCCCTGTCTCGCAAGGCACGCCATACATTGTCGGAGAGCGTGGGCCGGAGTTGTTCGTACCTAACTCAAGTGGCTCTATTGTCCCGAATAACCGTATGGGAGGGATGACCGTGGCACCCGTGTATAACATCGATGCGCGCGGCGCAACGGCAGACCTTCAGCAAGCACTTCCCGGGATTCTCAAAGAGAACAATCGTAGAATCTTCGACGAACTTGATCGTCGTTATGGGATAGGCCGATGACCGACTACGTTTTACCACCTGACCTCGTCGCCTCGTCCGTAGAGTGGACGCTGCTAGATAACACGGCAGTCTTTGTGTCCCCGCTTTCCGGTGCTACCCGTACCGTCTCCCGTCCCGGGCTGCGATGGGGCGTTAGAGCGATCTACAGGGCCGTATCAGGGCAGAAACGCCGACGGCTTCTCTCTCTCCTTGCTGCCCTCCGTGGTCGTACTAATCGCGTCTATTTCACCGATCCATCCTATACGCTTGCCGGTTCGCTCGCCTGTCCAGAGTTGCTCTCCAACAATGCGGCGACCGTCGATACGACCGGATGGACTTCGAGCAACGCCGAACTGGTACTTTCTGCCGACAGTCATTTTGGGTTGCGACTTGCCAGAACTGGCGTAACGGCTGACCGATACGCATATCAGGCTGCGGCTACGACTGTGACCTCGGCTCCATATGCCGTCCGTATGCTTCTCTATGCCGGTCGAGGAAATGCTAGAGCCTCGATGGAAGCGGGTACAACTCAAGGTGCGACCGACGTACTCAACGGGGCAACCCGCACGACTGACGGTTACTACGTCGATAGTTTTGCCGCCTCTGGCACCTCGACGCATTTCTCATTCTACGATTACATTTCGGGTCGTTCGGCAGGTAACTTCCAGTTTCTTTCGTGGGTATCCGCAGCCCGTTGCATCCTCGTCAACGGCGCATCGCAAACAGGCAACAAACTGATCGTTGACGGTCTGCCGACCTCGACATTAGGCGTAGCGCGTGCCGGTGATCTATTCGAGATTAACGGCGAACTCAAACGATTGACTGCCGATCTTAACTCCGACGGCTCGGGTAATGGCTACATGATCTTCGAGCCATCGTTACGCACCGCTCCCGCTGACAATGCTCCGGTTATTTTCCGCTCCTCAATGGGTAGGTTTATGCTCGGCTCCGATTCGACAAGTTGGGACACTCGCCCGGGCATCATCTCTGACATTGAAATTAGCCTAATCGAAGACATCACATGACACGGTTTGTATCCAATACCAATGAAACAGAATCCGCTAAATCTTCAATCGTTGCTGTCGTTCTTGCTGATCTCGATTTTTCGTCTGGCGTGGTTCGTATCCATGATGGTGCTGGCACTTTGGCTTTTGGTGGTAATAATTACCTTGGAGTGGGACAGTTCGGCGGAGTAGACGTTATCGATGAAAACGTCGATATTGTTGCTCGCGGGGTCAAACTTACTCTGTCCGGCGTAGATACGACATTCATCACTCCGACGATGAATGAGGTCTACCAGAATCGACCTGTTGTGATTTATCTAGGCTTTGTCAATCAAACAACCGGCGTGTTGCTCGACACTCCCGAAACTATTTGGGAAGGTCGTATGAATCAAATGACGATCAACCTAGATAAAGGGCAAGCAGTCATTGAACTGTCTTGCGAGCATCGCCTACGGCGCGAACCTCGAGTTGCTCGATATACCAATCAGGATCAGCAAGTCATCTATGCCGGTGATCGATTCTTCGATCTAACGCATACGATTCAAGGTTTCGTTGGCAGATGGGGGTCGAGAGATACCGGCTACGGATCGAACGTCCCTTATACCGGCCCCAACATCCCACAGGTAGAGCGATGATCCGTCGAGAAGATTGGCTAGATCAGATGTGGTCTACGATAGAAGCGCATAAAGATCAGCCCTTTGCATGGGGACACAACGACTGCTGTTCATTCTCCGCAAAGGTTGTCGACGCGATGTGCGGCTCTAACTTTGCCGAGCGACTTTCCGAAAAGTATAGCGACGAAGATTCCGCTATCCGATACATCGTTGAAGAAGGCGGCATGGGAAAAGCCATCTCCGGCTATCTCGGCAAATCTAAAACAGGTCGCGCGCAACGTGGCGATGTCGTGCTTTTCGAGGGCGTATTAGGCGAGACGCTTGGGATATGCGTCGGCAGTACGATTGCCTCGGTCTATGAATCCGGCGTGGTGTATTTGCCGCGATCACAAACTATTTGCTACTGGACAATATAAATGCCGCAAGCAGTATTCTCCGCGATCTTAAAAGTAGCCGGTTCGGTTGCGTATGCTGCTGCCTATGCAACAGGATCGGCTGCTGCCGGTTATGTTGCCGGAACTTTCTTCGCGGCTGCGGCTATCGGAGGCAGTCTCTACGCGCTGAATAAGATTACGCTCTCTCTGATCGGCATACCAAAGATAAGCAAAGCCCGTAATGATGTAGAGTTTAGCGGCACGGTAGAACCTCGTCGTATCGTTTACGGAGAGAATCTAGTCGCCGGTATGAACGTCATACCTCCGATGACATCCGGTACTAATAACGAATTTTTGCATCAAATTCTTGCCGTCGCCGGTCACGAATGTAATCAACTTGGCACCGTGTACTTTAATCGAGCCGCAATCGGTACGATTACTGCAATCACCGGCAGCGTCGACGATGGCAAAGTCACGACCGGAACCTATAACGGTAAGGCATGGGTTCGTCGATACGCCGGAACCATTACCCAGACCGTAGACTGGAAACTTTCGCAGATATTTCCGACTCAATGGACAACTAACCATCGCGGTCGCGGCGTTGCCTATATCGCGCTGACCTACCAGTTTGACGAGACGATCTATAAAACCGGCAAGCCCGAAATCACTTGCTTGGTGCAGGGTAAAAAGGTCTACGACCCTCGCCTTGATTCTACGCAGACCGGCGGCAGCGGCTCGCAGCGTGTGGATGATCCTACGACTTGGGCTTACTCAATAAATCCTGCTCTTTGCCTTGCTGACTATTTGCTCGACAATAAACTAGGTCTTGGCGAGAGCGATGAAAAAATCGATTACGACCTTGTTATGGATGCCGCAGACATCTGTGACGAACTCGTAAATATCCCGGGTAGCGCAACGCAGAAACGATATACCTGTAACGTCATCCTGATTGCCACCGATCGCTTCGAGGAAAATATCCAAGTCCTCGCGCAAGCCATGGCAGGGGTCTGTTATTACTCTAGTGGCAAATGGCGTATATATGCAGGGGCGTGGTCATACTCGGCTTTCACGCTTGGCGATAACGACTTGATCGATGGCGGGTTAAGCGTTACGACGGCTTATCCGTACAATCAGCGTTATAACTCGGTGCGTGGTCAGTTCATCAATAAGGATCGAAACTGGCAACCGATGGAATATCAGCCGGTGATAAACAATACCTATATCACCGACGATGGCGAGCAAATATGGTTTGAGACTGACTTCTTTGCTTGTACTAACGAATTCGAAGCGCAGCGCCATGCGATCTTAATTTCGCGGCGTAGCAGAAACGGTCAAGTTGCTACCGTTCGTTGTGGGCTTTCGGCCTACAAGATTCGACCATTTGAAACTGGCACGGTGACGTTCTCGGAAATCGGGTGGACAAATAAGACCGTTCGTTGTGAGGGATGGAAGTTTGATCCGTCAGGTGCGGTTGAGTTGATTCTGCGTGAAGAAGTTTCAACTAATTGGACTGACCCTGCAACGGGCGACTATGAAACTCCGACGAGCGTAACCGATCCAACACCTAGCGATTATAAGCCGCTATCGGCTTCTAACCTTACCGCCAAGAATCTCACCTCTGGCTTTACATTAAGTTGGGTCGCGCCGTCTGTATTCCCTGTCGGTGCCGTGTATGAAATCTGGGAACATACCTCGATCACGCCATTCAGCAGCGCATCAAAAATCTGGACTGGTAATACCACCTCCGTCTTTATTCCGAAAACTGACACGACTACTCGATACTATTGGGTTGTCGTTCGCTCGAAAGACGGCGTAGCCTCTGACGAATTCCCAGTCGGCAACGGTGTAGCGGCAGGAGCGGCGGCAATCTCTACAACGCTTGCTGCAAGTAGTGACCCGTCATCGCTTTCTAAAACCGACTCTGGTGCAAGCATAACAAGTGCCAATACCACTGTGACCGCAACTGGCGGCACAAGTCCGTATACCTATTCGTGGGCCAGAACTAGCGGCTCGGCATTGATCTCTGCTAATAGTGCATCAGCAGCAACGACCTCATTCACCGGCACGACTTTAGCCTCGGGAACAACCTATGAGGCGTTATTCACTTGCACGGTGACCGATAACGTCGCGGCAACTGCTACGACTACGGTGACTGTATCGTTGACCCGTACCGGAATGTCGGCTTCGGCATCTCCGAGTTCGCTTTATGAAATTTCAACAGACCCTGATATCACATCCGATAACACGACAGTCA